AGTTTACCTAAGTGTGGCTCTTCCAATACATCGAGTCTGCCCGATCTATCTTTCGCTGGATAACCCCACTCATTTAACGTCTGACATACAAAGGCACGATATGTGCCTGTACTCTCGTCTCCTGTCATGACTGCCATTGTGATAACTTCATCAACAATTCCTGGCAATTCACGACCTGTCTTTGAACCTTCTATTTGTAACTCAAATAGTTTACGTCCATATTCATCAACTTTCTCGTCAAGAATGCCTACAAAGATAACATTCTTTTCACGAATATGTTGTAAGTGTGTGAGCCAATTCATCATCTCACGACCTTGCATCCCATACACTGAACGAGTATCAACAGTTCCATTTCTAGTTCGGTTTTCGGCTTGACCCATACAATGTTGGAAACATAGTCTACCTGCCACAGTTATACTGTCAACAAATATAGTTTCATATTTTTTCATCATTTCGGAAGGGTCGCCATACTCTTGCACAACATGATCGTAATGCACTTGGCTATAGGCTTGGTCGTCAGTTAATGATGGATTACCTCCACCTAAAAAACATGCAAAGTCACGACATTCAGACCATGTCTTAGGACGGATAACATCGATTGGCCATCCTTCGATAGCCGCATCACCCGCCTCTAAGTCCATGAATAATGTAGTGTCTGCATCTAAAGTCCGAGCAAGAGTGGTTTTACCCACTCCACTCTGACCACACACAACGATCTTATGACCTTTTTTCTCAGCCATTCGCTGTTCTGCTGTAATTATATTTAAAGTCATTATTCTACTTCCTCTAATTTAAATGTTACACCAGCTAAATCCACAGTTCTATGTGGCTCTAACAAAGTCTTGATGGCTGGAGGAGCAGTGGCATACTTTCTTTCCTCTATAGTAACGCTTATTTTACCATAGTGCCTTGCATCTTCTTGATCCATAGTATCAAGCGTTGCCATAAGGCCAACTTGATCCCACTCAATCTTCTTTCTGAAGTTTACATTAAGTTTTATATCGTTTGTAACCATAATATTTGTAGAACCAAAGTCTTTGCCTAAATCTCGTAATTTGTCACGAGCTATGTTACCAAATCTTTGTTCAAAAACCTCATTAATAGTCTTGAGTTTTTGCTTGTCTCTCTCAATATCTTTTTCAAGAGACCTACGAGCATGAATAAGTTTTGACTCGTTCATCTCGAAATAATCTGTAAATGTTGTCATAATTGACCTCCTTGTTTATTTACACTAGAAACTTATATATAGCACTAGTTACAACAAAGTCAATACCTGTTCTATCATTTATTTTTAAAAGAGAGCAAAACATCTATGCCATGGATGGCTAACATGAGTTTTTTCTTTAGCCTAAACTCTGGTGTGACAACGCCTTTAGCGTCTTCCACAATAAATCTTGATAGTCCATCTTCGTCTAATAATAAATATGTATAATCAGCAATGTATTTACATATTTTATGTCCATTAATTTCTAATAAATAGGTTACTTGTCTATCTAATTGGTCAACAACACCAGCTCGTTCCATAGCTTTTAACTGACCCCAACGCTCCGCTTCCCACCTAGAATCAAACTTTAATCCCATTGCAACTGTCTTTTTTGCAAAATACTTGTTGGGTTTCCCAACTTTTCTGGGTATAATTCGTTTATTATTAGAATACATAGGAGTTACTATAATGGCAGATCCAACAAAATTCAAGTCAATTGGGATAGATACTGATACTTATCATAAACTAAAACGTATTTGTGATGATGAAAGACGTAATATTCGTCAACAAATTTCTATCTGGGTGGATAAAGATTATGAAGAAAGATTTAAGGACGATAATAAAGTAACTCGTTTAGGTTTAGGTACGCTTAGTAATTAAGCGACCTGTTCTTTAACACCTAAATTTTCCATTCTTTTTATCAAACGATTAGCACGATTGGTTACTTGTTTGTGCCACCTTGAATCTTCCATTTGAGTTGCACATTCAAGCCAATCGTTATTATCTATAGCAGCACGAAATTTTACAAATTTGGATAATCTTGGTCTGCCCATATTGAACATCATATTGCACAAAATTAATTGCACATCTTCAGGTAAATCATCAAAGTTATCAAATAACTTTTTGCATTCTTCTACTGTGCCGTGAACATCAGTTTGAAAACAATTATTAACTCTATCTTCTGATACTGGTGTGCCTACTGGCTTTTCGTATTCTTCATCCCATTCAGTAATAAGATGTCCTATACCATGCGTTGGCAAACCAAGATGGTCTAAATATATTTCGTACTTACATCCTTCGTCTTCTTTTAGTTCTTCTCGTAATTGTTCTACGTTCATGGTGTTTGCCTTGCTGCTATTGCTTGGTTTACAGGACTAAGACCTAATAAAGCCCCTGTGCCTGGTGAATTAACATTTATTTGTCCTAATCCTGTGTTAGATGCTGGAGGAGTTACGTTTATTCCAGTACCTGTAGGAGCTGGAGGCCGAACATTTGTTCGCACTTGATTAGCTGTATTTTTTAAAGCTGAAGTAATTCCAGAGTTGTCTGCAAGAGCTTTTATTTGATCTGCTCCTTCACTTATACCTGATTGCACAAACTGACCAGGTGCTTGAGAGAAAGCGTTTCTCATAACTTGACCGAGAGTTTTAGCCCTTTCTGCTTCTGTCTTTACAGTTCTTACACCGTTTTTATATTGTTTTACGATCTGACTGTAGTAAGGAGCTGATGTTAAATATCTACCTAAAAGAGTAAATTTAGCTAATTTACCAAGATTTTGCAAAGGACTGGCCGCTATATTAGCAGCTACAAGATCACCACCTTCGGCAGTTCTTGCATTAAACTTTAGTATTTTAGCAAACTCTGTCATGTTCTTACCCATTGCATCTCCGTAAAGAACATTTAATTTATTTCCTTTTGATGCTTCTAACATACGATCAGCAAATTTATTTAACTTTTTAGCATCCGTCATAACAGTTTCACCAAAGTCATCAATCAAACTATTCATAAAATAACCTTGAATTTTAGCAATGGATTCAGTGTCATTTTGACTTTCAAAGTATTTTTTTATTTCTTGTATTTCATTTGCTTTAGTGGAATTGTTCGCTATTAGCTCCCCAGCTTCTGTAGTGTTTAAATTACCATTAGCCAGTTTATTTCTAACACTGCTACTTTGTAAATTATGCACATTAACTTGAGCATCCTTAACGCTTTGTAACAACCCTTTTAAATCCTGACTACCGCCTTGATTTATTACATTATCAATAATATTATCATCTATTTTGCCTAATGATGTTATTCTAACTTGATTAGCTAATGATTTTATTGAATTATATTGAGTGTCTCCACCAAATAAAATTTTACCAGTTGTACCAAGACCATCAATTGCATCAGCAAATGCCTTACCACTAAATGCTACCGTGCTAAATGAGTCAATACCAGACTTTGTTAAAGCATCTTTAACAAAGTTATTTGACAATTCTTCTCTTAATGTTTGAGAAGCACCAGGTCTTCCAAACTCATCTAAAACTGCAAATGCTTTTTGTAAAAATTTAGGACTATTTGGTTTTATCAAATCTTTATATATTTTAGGATCTATGGGTTCTACGTTATTTCTTACAAAATCATCTAAATCTTTTAAAACTTTATTTCCATCTAAATCTTCTAAAAGTTGTTTTCCTTTAGCAAAATCAGCTCTTGCTTTATTTAAACTTCCAGATGCTTTCATTAACAAATCAACTTCATCACCTGTCATTTTAGCACCTTGAGCTAACGCTTCTAAATCTGTGCTATTTAATATTCTGTCTATATCTTTTACAAATGGTTGCAGAGTATCTTTGACAGTTGACGAATTACTCATAGCTGTATCATTTAATGATTTTCTTAAAATATATAATTGATTAAAAGATGCTGGGTTATTAAATTTTTTACCCCCAACTTTTCGCAGTCCTTCTAAAGCTCCTATAATAACTTTACTCGACATATCGTTTGCACCAGCATAATCTTTAAGAAGTTGATTAACCTTTGTATCAAATTCTTTTATTGGAATAAAACCTTTTGCACCAATAGTTGATTCCATTAATTTATCAACTGCTTTAAAGTTTTGAGTCATTAAACCATTAAAACCTGTTTGAGCTTCTGCCAATAATTCAAACGCTTCGTTATCAATACTTGAATTTCTGTTTAACGCAGCCCCAAAAGAATTAGCTGTATCTTCAAATTGTTTTAATACAGCTTTTCTTGCTTCTTCTTCTGCTTTAATGAGTGCTTTGTTATTTTCTTTTAAACCTTGAAGCAAAGCATCACCCGCTTCGTCAGCAGTATTTGATCCAGCTTGTAATTTAAAATCATTTATTTTTTGAGCCATGACCTCACCGTTTTTCTTTAAACGATCAGAAGTTTTAAATATTTTCTCTCCAATAGCCTGTGTTCTAGCTATAACTGATGGCGCACGGATTGCTGATAGACTAGGTAAAATGTCCATTTCAATTGATTTTCCAGCAATCTCAAGTTCTTCGGCTGTTAATTCTTTACCAGCAGTCATTGATTTTTTACCAATACCAAACGCTTTACCAAGAAGGCCAAACAATCCATCGCCTACAAAACCTATAGCCGCTTCTGTCGCTATGTCTTTAGCTATTTCTCCAGCCGATTGCCTAGATACACCAGCACCAGCTTCAATAATCTCTTCAACACCTTGTCCACCACCAGCTCCTAATCCAGCTCCGATAGCTGCACCAAGAATAGGAATAGGTATGGCTATCTGTCCTGCAATAGCTCCACCAATACCACCAATAAGCTCTGGTGCTATTCCAGCAAGATCAGCTAAGTCATAACGACTAAAGCCATCTTCATCTATAAGTATATTTTTATCTGTTTCTTGTCCAAACTTAGCCGCACCTTCAGGTGTAAGAGCTAATCTACCACGCTTATCACGAACATATAAGTCTTCGCCTATGTCAAATTTAGCTAGTATAGCTGCTTCTTCATCGTTATTTTCGGCTGCTGACAATGCAGCTCGCAAAGAAGCACTTTTAATTCCTGTGTTAGTATCGAACAATTGTTCTAACTTATCTTGTTCAGAAGCCTCGTTACTAACTTGCTTACCAGCTCCTCTATCTCTTAATATGTTGGCTATCTTTATTCTTTCTTCAACATTAGGCTGGTCGCCTTCGATAAGTATATTAATTGCCCCTTCTGGGGTATTTAACTGTACGTTACCCATAATTTATTTCTTTCTTAAATCAATTGTAAATACGCCATTTTTAATACTAGAAGAATAAGTATTATCAGTTCCTGTTGATATGGCTTTGTTAATAATAGCCATAGTTTTATTATATTCTTCATCATTTCTAAAATTTTCTCGTTTTGAAAATGAATTAAATTGACCTTCTAATGTTCTTTGTGGTGCATCAAATATTGTTCTAAGTTCTTCTAATCTATTAATGTTTTGGTCAATAGGTTGTCCAAGTTTAATTCTACTTACTAATAATTCTAGTCTTTTTATATCGCCTTCAGATACTCCATTACCAGATTCTTTTGTTAAGAACTTTTTGTATTGTGAAATTAATCTATCTTGTATTGCAGTTACTTTAGCTTCTGCTGAAATATTTTTATCACTAACAATTTCATCGATTCCTTTTGAATAATCCGTGTCACCAATACCAAGAGGTTTTAGAAATTCTTTAACTCTACCACCTAACAATGAAAATGCTGATCCGCCTCCTTTTTGACCCACTGACTTCAAAATGTTTTGCATTTCAGTAATGCTTCCTTGTGCTTCTAATACATTAACATACATATTAGCGTGTTTTTCTGCTTGTTGAACAGGTGCTAAGAACACTCTATTTTTTGATCCTGTAATAAAAGCAGTATCTACTTTGAGAAAATTGTTACCTTGAAGTGTCTGTGTAGTTACTTTACCTTTTGCATCTATAGGTTTGAAATTAGCTTCAGCTATTTTAATTTCCATATTATTATTGTGTTTAATATATTCAAGCTGTCTTTTAAACTTTTCATCTCTGAATTGAGTTGATAACGCTGAAAGAGCTTTTCTCTTTTCTTTAGCTGTTGCTAACTTTGCTAAACTATCAGCTTTAGTTTCTTGTAAAGCGTACTTACCAGCAGCCACTTGACCAGCTCTAGCATCGTCTTTAGCTTTTTGAAATAATGGCATTGCGGCTTGTCCTGCTTCTCCCGCAGAACCTATGATGTTAGATAAATTAAAATCTTTACCAGCTTTGTTTTGCATTAAAGATAAACCTAGAGACATTAAGGCTAGTTTATTGTCAGGCTCGCCTGATACATCAATGCCTGTTGCTTTAGCAAAATCAGTCTTGTATTCGTCTATAGTTTTTCTTGAGGTATCTTTTTTAGTACCATCACCATAAATATTAGTTATGTCATCCATAGCACTTTTAAAAAGACTTTGTTGAGCTTGTGCTTTTTTTTGTGCTTCAGTAAGAGGTAAGTCTTGTCCAGAATTTTCTTCTGCATCATCTTGAGCGGCAAGCACAGCATCTTTAGCTATCTCATCTGCTTTTTTATCTAACTCTTGTTGAGCAATTAATGCGTCTGCTTCTGGATCTGAAAATTCACCAGTTGGATCTTTTTTAAAATTTTCTCCAGTGCCTCCTTTAAAAGTGTCTATCCCAGCATCTATTAATTTTTGTTTTTCCGCTGCGTCTCTTACAACAGGTGACAATTGACCTTTTTGCATACGGTCTTGAGCAGAAAGTTGTCTTAATATGTCTTGTCCTGCTGATTGTGTGTCTGGATCTTTTGCAAAAGATGAATCAGATTGTTCTCCAAAAACATATTGTCCAAGATTATTTAATAATGGTGATCCAGTAAGAGGATCGCCAACGGATGTTAATAGTTTTTCAGCATCACCTTGAAGTGCAAAGAGAGATGGGAATGAAAAATCTGTTATATTTTGCAAACCTTCAGTAAATCTTGATCCTCTATTTGAAGGATCTAATTTATCTTTATCAATACCTATCTGATTTTTTAAAAAATCTTGATACCTTTGTTGACCTTCATCAAAGCTAGTAGCACCAGGCACTCCTTTAGGAAACAAACCACCTAAACCAACTCTTTTTCCGCCAACATTTAATGCCTTTAATAGTTCAGGTGATAATTGAGGCGACCCAAGACCAGCTTTACCACTCTTTACACCACGTTTTTGATACTCTCTTATTGCGTCTTCTATACCAGCCATTATGTTCTTCCACTAGAAGCACCACCACTAAACGGTGCAATTTGTGATAATGTTGTGTAAGCACCTACACCTTGCAAAAATGGATTAGCAGAAGGTGTCGTTGCTTGCGTAAACGTAGAAGGTATACTTGCACTTGGCATTCCTTGTAACAAGTTTTGACCTATTTGTAATCTTGTGTAAGGCTCTTGAGCTGATTGCATTTGATTTTGTCTATAAGCATCAAGTCCTGCTTGTTGCTGTGATTGTCTCATTGCACCTAACTGGCTTAACTGTGACACATCGGCCTGACCTAGAGCTTGCTGTAAACGACCTACATCACTTGTTGTTCCTGCTAATTGACCAAACTGTTGTCCAATGTTAGCTTGTCTGCCACCAGCGGTGCTGTATTGATTAGCAATATTGCCTAAAGATGTTCCTAATTGTCCTCTACCTTGACCTAAAGAACCAAACCTAGCACCTAAATCACCAGACGCTTGACCAAGTCCAGCTTGAAGTTTTGCTGCATTTTGTGATCCTGCTAACGCTTGTGCATAATTAGAAGAAAGTAACTTTGATAATGTGTCGGCTTTTACTTGTTGCAAACCTTTATCACGCTCTGATCTTTGAATACCTTCACGACTTCCACCAAAAGCACCAGATTGTATGGCTTTGGCTGCATCGCTTTGTCTTGCTATGTCAGCTTGTCTATCCATTTGTGTCATTGTAGCGTCAATGACTTGCTGTTGATAAGGATTCATAAATTGAGATATTCCCTGAGAAGGGTCGGCTAAGTTAGACGCTTGTTGTAAATAATTAGCCCCTTGAGAAATAGCACCTCTGCCAGCATCAAAATCACCAAGACCACCTCTTGCAACACTTCTAGCGTCACTGAGTCCTCCTAATCCAGATTGAATACTTCCCAATCCAGCAGCTAACGCTTGTTGTCCAGCAAGTGTTTGATCTCTCGCACCTTCAATAAATGGCTGATAAGAACCAGACAATTGTTGTCCTAAATTTATTGCAGAAGTACGAAGTGGATCCATTCCAGCTATTTGATAATCTGGCAATCCTAATGGAGAATCTAATAGTCCTGCTGAAGTTTGTTTGTCACCATCAAATTCACCGAACCCAGTTTGTAACATACGTTTTTGCAAACCTTCAAGAAAAGGTGGTAATCTTTGTATGTTTTCAACGGTTTGAGTTGCCATTACGCTCTAGCCTCCAATTTGTCCATCATATTATAAGCGTTTTGGATACCTTTTCTTTGGTTTCCACCACCTAATCCTTTTACTGCGTCTTTAGTTAACACAAATTCACCTGCCATGAGCATAGCAGGAACGTCATCTTTACGTCCAGAACCTTCGCTTGGGTCTATGCCACCATTTCTACGAGGAAAACCCATTTCTCCACCCATGTTAGCAAATGTTATACCACCAAGTTTACCACCAGGACCTCCGTAACCAAAAGGTCTTCTTTCAAATTCTGATCTTTGATCTTCATCTTCATCGTCACCTGACAATAATTGCATTAATAATCCAGCAGATAAACCTTGACCTAAACCTGAACTTAAAAAATTATTTAAAAAACCACCACCTTTAGATACGCCTTGAACAGCGGCTGCAGGAACATCTTTTGCTAAAAATGAATCTGCTCCCATTTTTTTAGCTAAATCTGGATTGCCAGCAATAGTTTTTGTACCAGCTTGTGAAGCACCAGTTTGTGTTGCTTGTGATCCAGCTTCAGCACCACCACCAAACATAGCTCCAAGACCACCAGATAATAATCCAGCCATTAAAGCGTCTTTTGTTTTGCCACCACCAAGTTTACTTGCTAAAGCACCAGTTCCTGCTCTTAATAAGAAAGGGCTTATACCTCCAAGTGCAGTTCCAGCGGCTAATTGCGGGGCAAATGCTGATAAAGCAATAGGAGCTACTTGTTTAATAAGTTTACCCAAATCAAAGAACTCTTGTTGTCCTGTCATTGGGTTCATGCTTCCAGCATTAGAACCAACCACTTGTCTTTGTGGGTCAAGACCTTGATTAACAAGAGCTTGATTTAATCCCATTCCTATTTGTGGGTTTTCTTGTAATATAGATTGAGGCACAACCATCTCGCCAGTTTGTGCGTGAACCATTTGATTATCACCAAATCTACCCATATCGGCTAATCCTCCATTTGCAAATTGTTGAATGTTTTGTAATCTTCCCATGTTACCAAACATCTCGTTTTGAAGAATACCAGAAGGAAAACTATCTGTACCACTATTTGTTGGTTGTAAAACAGCAGGATTATTAGAAGAACTTCCTATTGAAGATGATGCTGATTGTAATGGACCTGCATTAGCTGAAGCTAGTTGACCTTGTGAAAACTCCTCAAAAGGCATTTCGCCAGGAAGAACCACTCGACCCATAAAACCTTCGGCTCTTTGTTTTCTTGCGGCTTCTACTGCTTTATCATAATCGGCTCTCATTGAATTTATACCATCACCAATATAATCAAGATTTGACGGTTGTAACTGTCCCATCTGAGGTTTAAACTGTGAATAGTCCATTCCTGGATTTTGTTCTGCTCCAGGTGGAACAACGGAAAGATTAAAACCTGGATTAAATGCTGTTAACTCAGCAGGTCTTGGTTTAGGAAAACGAGGATCGTTATTTATAAGATTATCAATTGCTGATGAACCATCAGAGTTATTGTTAAAGTCAGGAGTTGATGGGTTTTGTGTAGATAACGCAGTATTAGTACCTTGATTTCTATTTTGCATTAATTTTAAAAAGTCACCATTTTTACTGACTTGTTCTTGTATACTTTCTAATACACCATTACTGCTAAAAGACGGATTTATACTAGATCCAAAAGATCCAGCCAATCCACCTTCTTGCATATACATTGGTCTATTATACATATTTTATCCTCATTATTATAAAATTTAGCATTATTTATCATTTAACACAAGATTATAACTTTATTAACTAACACTAACCGTCACTGTTCCAACTGAACCAGTTGCTAATACACTTCCCGTTAATGCTTGATTGGTTTCTAATATTTTTAAAAAACCACCATCTCCAACGTAAATATCACCTATATTAAATATATTACCAGTTCCACTACTAGGTATAGAAGGAAAATTAAGTTGAGGATTTTGTAGTTGATTTATTATTAATTCTAACGATCTAACTAAATCTATTAAATAAGTAACGCTTACTTCATTTGATGGAGTTGGGAGTCTTGGGAAAGGTACAATATTATTAGACATTACCTTCTCCCGTCTGGTCTAGCCTGAACTCTTGGAGAACCTAATCTCCAACGAACACCTGAATCAGAAGACGATACAGAAAGATTAAATGCCCTACCTCTAACTCTTATGTCAGCTTTATTTGTCCATTGCTCAAACGGAACAGTGCTTGTTGACACAGCCGTTCTTGTTACAGCACTAGTGTCTGATTGCAAGTAATCTCCGCCTGGAAAATTACGACCTTCAACAGTTATATTAACAGATGGATTGTCAGCATCAGATCCGTTAAATGTTAAGTCTGGAATTAATTGACTAACAAAAGCAAAACGATCACCATCACCAATATCGATTTGACTTGACTCAATGGAAGAAATTAAAGCTGAACCATCATCATCGTATCCTTTTTCGTGGTTATATACATAATTACTACCTGTTGCTATGGGAAAATCTCTTAATCCTCTATCTAACCATGCGTCTCTATTAATTGTTCCATAATACCACAATTGTTCGTTATAATTGTATATAACATATTTATCATTTTGCCCGTTGCCACCATTAACAACTGAATTTGTATCAGAAGGATAAAGCCAAATAACCTCACCAAACTCTGCGTTAACACCAGCGTATATTTTATCTAATTGGGCGTTGTTTAAATTAAAAAACACTTCTTCTTTTACAGTACAAGGTATTTGTTTTACACGACCATCATAAATGTAAAAACAATTTTTACCCATCCAAACAATTATATCTTCAATAGCAACAGCAGCGTTAGGACCAGCAATAGTAATGTTAGAAGCAATCGGAGTGATACCAAATGTAAAAGGAGGACCTATAAAACGCATAGAATGAAGTGAAGAATCAGTCCAAATAACAATTTCTCTTTTAGTTTGTATTGCTCTTACAAACTTAGATCCTGAACCAATTCTTAAATCACCTGCCGTATTAGTCGCTGTTGGTGTCCAATCTGTTAAAGTTTCTTGACTAGCAAAACGTATTAACAATGGATCTTGAACTCCTGATGAAAACAAACCATCACATCCAAAAGCAATAATATGTCTATCAGTATCAGAAACCATTATCTGCGTTACAAGGGTAGGAACATTAATAGTGTCGGTTGCTGCTGTTGAAAGCTCAATAGCTCTTGTTGTTAAACCATTTGATTTATCCCAAAAATAAATAGCTCCGTTTCTAGGATTAATAAGTAAGTCTTCTCCAAAATTATCGTGCGACCATAAACGTAACGCTCCAACCGTTGTTAAATCTGCGCCAGAATTCCATGTTCCT